CCAAAGGGAAATACATTCTATGAGGGATTTGCTGAGTATTTCGGTTATCTTGAACAGGGTAAGGAGATTGTTATAGACTGGGAACACCTGCCATTTATGCAGGTATTTGCTAAAGAGAGGGCAGAAACAGACCAGATTAAAAGTAATACCATCCTTAACCTTATGAATGCAGGGGTAGGAATGGCTAAGATTAATGCAATGCTTGACCTTGAATTAACTGAACTTGATTATGAGAAATTACAAGCAACTAACCAACAGGGAAAAAATAATACTAATACCTAAAGGCGATGGAACAGAAGATAACAAAAAACCTAAAAACCAGTGTTCAGGATGTGAACGATGCCAAGGGTATTGTAACGATTCAGATAACCCAGTTTGAGAGGTTCGATAGTGATAACGACAGAATGATGAAGGGCGCGTTTACTAAGACGTGGAATGATGGTAGCCAGGTACATCTTGTAGACCATAACAAAGGATTAGCTACTTTCGTTGGGCTTCCGGTTCGCAAAGACCCTGATAGCGGCGTTATTGAAAGCCAGCTTAACCTAAACAAGCAAATAGGAAAGGATGTATTAGCTGATTACCAATTTGGGCAATTGCATGGTCGTAGTTTACAGCACTCACACGGATTCATGGCAGTGCAAGGAAAGTATGCTAAGAATGAAAAAGGCGGTCGTGACTTCTCAGAAATAAAACAATTTGAGTACAGCACATTGCTTTATGGCGCTGTTGCAGATACACCATTGCACGGTATTAAATCCGCTACCGATGCTGAGGATTTGTTAGAAATGCTTAACCTTAAGTTAGCATGGGGCAACTATACACCTGAATATTGCAAACTTTTAGAGGCTAAAGTAGCCGAAATAAAATCAATGATATTAGAGCCGCAAATGCACTCTATAGAACAAAAAGAGCCGTCAGAGAACACTCAATTAACTGAATTTAAGAACTTATTAAAAATCTAAAAACGACAATGGAAGACGTTAAAAAGATTGCCGAAGAGATTAACGATAAAATCGACGGCTTCAAAAAAGAACTATCCGAGGCGGCCACTAAACTGGAAATTAAAGCGGTTGAAGATAAGCTGACGGAGTGGGAAAAAGGCGCTAAACTAAACGAGCAACTTGAAGCGCAGGTAAAAGAACTGAAAGAGGATATCCAAACCCTAAAAGAGTTCAACGCCACAACTGTAACAGGTGAAGGTGATTTGTTTGAGCTTATTGAAAAAGGGCTTAAAGATTTCCTACCACGCGTTAAAGAGCTTGGGCAAAAGAACAACGGCGGTATTGAAAAAGAATGGGAGCTGGAACTTGAAATAAAAGCCCCTGTAACCATCACAACCGGCGCTATTACCAATAACTCAGCAACACCGGTTAATTACGTATATCAACAAGTAACTGAGTATGCAGCCGACCCACGTGCCAGGCAGTACATACTACCTTACCTATCCAACGGTAACACAAACAAAGCATCACTTCCTTACATGGATAAGGTGCCAACTGAGGGTACTATGGCTATTACAGCCGAGGGTGCACTTAAGCCGCTAATATCTGTAACGTTTGTACTTAGGTACTCTACAGCTAAGAAAATGGCTGGCCGTGTTAAGATATCTGAGGAAGCGCTTGACGATATACCTAATATCATGTCGATTATACGTAATGAACTTATGTATCAGCACGATATCGCAATACAGGCTGACGTGTTCGCTACTGTAGCTGTATTTGCTCCAGGCTTTGTTGCCGGGTCACTTGCTGCCACTACTGATGCACCTACAAATTATGACGCTATACGTGCAGCTGTTTACGCTGTTAAAATAGCTTCAAAAGGTGCTTACATACCTAACGCTGTAGTTGTTCCTTCTGCTGACCTATACGCTATGGGAGCAAGCAAAGACACTACTAACCAGTATGTGTTCCCGCCTTTTGTACTACCTGACGGAACACGTGTTGAAGGTGTAGCCGTTGTTGAAGACCCTTATGGTGTACTTGCTGCCGGTAACTTCATCGTAGGTGACTGGAAAAAACTACACAGGGATGTGTATAAAAGTTTTACGGTACGTATCGGTCAGGGTATACAGGGTAGCGCAACTGCTGCTAACATCGTTTCTGACTTTGAAAGCAACATGTACACGCTTATAGGTGAAAGCCGTTACCACCTGTGGATATATGAGAACGAAAAAACAGCCTTTATTAAATCGACTTTCGCCGCTGTGAAAACTGCGATTGAAGCCGCTTAACCATTAAAAAGTAAAATCATGGCAGAAGATAAAGAAAAAGCCGTTACTACTGACGCTATTGTAAAAGCGCAGGCGGATTACAAAGGGGATAGCCACTTTGATACGGTAGAAGTAGAAATCATAAAAGACGGAAGCTTCTACAAAAAAGGGGATAAGGATAATGTACACCCTACATTAGCCGCTATTCTAAAAGCAAAAGGACTTATCAAGTAACAACATGATTATAGACACCACATATTTCATATTACCGCCGCTGCAAATACCAAACGCAGTAGCCCAGCCGTCAATAGGTCTTAACACGCCTAATAATGTGCAAAAGTTACAGGCGGTAATTGACCGTGTGGAGTATATATTTTTATGGAACTTACTGGGACATGAACAATACACAGAACTAAAATCCCAATTTAACCCGGACGGCACATGGATTGATGAGCCATTACAGAAATGGGTTGACCTTGTAGATGGTAGAAATGGCTGGTCAGGATTAAGATATACAGTTGGAGAAAACAAAGTTAGCCTAATAGCTTACTACGTTTACCATGAGTTTCTTAAAAATGACAGGCAATACTACTCATCTACAGGTTTAGTTGCTGCTGAGGTTGCTAATGCAGTTAAAACAAGCGTATCTGAGGAACTTACTGAGAAATGGAATGACTTTGTTATCCAATATCAGGGCTGTGATAATTACAACTATTTTAGGGAGTGGTGGCATGGGTGGTGGTATAGCCAGCCTATTACTGAAAACTATGTTAGCTTGTACGATTACATGCAAAGTAACGATACTGTTTATGACGTTTCATTTATGAAGTTGTATTCGGTTAAAAACAGATTCGGCTTATGAGCATAATTGTAGTAGAGGAACGGTTAACAGAGTTGTTTTCTCTGCTTCCAGAGCCTAAACCAAAATATCATTTTGGAGATGATATAGAATTAAATAAGTTTATAAAAGGTAGTAACGGTAACGCCTACCCTCTTATTTATCAAACATCATTAGAAAAAATATATCATGGCAATAGCAGGGAGGTAGAAGTTAATCCATTGCAATTTTTTATAGCAGTACAAACAAATACTGATTTGTACAATACCGAAAGGTGGGCTACTTCTTACAGAGAGCAACTCATGCCGCTACTACAAAACATCATGACTGTATTTGAAAAGTCCAACATAGTCACAAGTACTTACGATTATACTATTCGTGAGTTTCCTAATTATGGTGCTGCTGAACAAAACAGTAAAGAGCATAAAACTATTGACATTATTGATGCTATACAGGTATCTTTTAGAGCTACCATAAATGGCAATTGTATAACTAAAAACATTAAATTCTAATGGGATTAATAGGCGCATTAAATTGCAAAAAAAATAACTACAATCTCGGTACAGTAACATGCGAGATTTTCCTAAATGAGTTCAAGACACCTTACCTAATTAAAAAAGGGTGGCGTATGCTTAGAACTACGTTTGAGGCGCTAACTGAGCAGGATATAGTAGAACTGGTTCAAACAGGTGTATTTACGCCAGTAACAGGTTCTAAGCAGTTTACAAACAATACCCCTGAGCCAACTACAGAGGAATACAGTGGCGGTATTATAAGCGTGGTTCGTAATGGTAACCCGGTATATCAATTTGATATTGATGGCGGCATCAACAAACATAAGGCGCTTTCAAACCTAAATAGCTTCGGTAGCTATGATGTAATGATTGCTGACAAATCAGGCAACCTTGCTTTTGCTTTAACTGCTGATGGTTTGTATGTACAGGGATTTGAAGCAGGCATGGTAAATACAGCAACGTATGTGCCTAAAGCGGGTGATACATCGGCAAACAGCCCGTTTAGCTTCCAGCTTACCAATGAAGACCAATTTAACAGGCGTATTGAGGTTATGACAGCCGAGAACTCGCCTACCGACTGGAACTCACTACAAGCAATTGTAGGTGTTACGGTGTCAGTAGTAGGTACACCTGCTGTAGGTGCTACGACTATTACAATCGATATCAACGCACAGGGCAACAGTATATTTGGGATTGAGGCTTTAGACCTTGAAAACATACGCATTGTAAACGGCACTACAAACGCAGTTGTAACACCTACTGACATGGCCACTACAGCAACGCCAGGTCGTTATATCCTAACCGTGCCAGCACTAACTGCTGCTACCTATACTATACAGCTTTACGATGCTACTGTGCCGGTTGCCGTTGCTCACATTGAGGACACACTGGAGTTATACGCAGGTATCAGCAACGGGATTGTAGTGGCATCAGTAATGTTCGCTATTTTCAGCCCTGTATTTAACTCTATATTCGGATAATATATGC